TCTCCCAACTGAGCCCTCTCTCGCAGGCGAAGGAACTCGGCAAGCTCGAAGACAAACTGGCTTCCAATCCACCGGCCAAGAGAACATCCTCGGCGCCGGCGCCTATCAAGCCCCTCGCGGGCAAGGCGTCGTCAGCACCGACCTTTGACACCACGGACCCGCGTTCCATTCAAGCAATGGACACGAGCACCTGGATCGCCAAGGAACGTGAGCGGCAGATGAAGAAGCTGGGACATTCAACCTCCAGCTAAAAGGAATTACCCATCATGGCTAACAGCCTGTTGACAATCGACATGATCACGAGGAAGTCGCTCGAGATCTTCGAGAACAACCTCGTCATCACCCGCAACATCAACCGCCAGTACGACGACTCCTTCGCCGTGCAGGGCGCGAAGATCGGCTCCACGCTGCGTATCCGCCTGCCGGATCGTGCGCTGGTCACCGACGGCGCTGCGCTGCAGGTGCAGGACGACAACGAGCAGTACACGACGCTCGCCGTCACCAACCAGAAGCACATCGGCATCAACTTCACGTCGGCGGAACTCACGCTGTCGTTGGACGACTTCGCGGAACGTGTCCTGAAGCCGCGGATCTCGCAGCTGGCGTCGTCCGTTGACGCCGACGTCGCGAGCGTCTACAAGTCGGTGTTCAACTCGGTCGGCACCCCCGGCACCGTCCCGGGCACCTCGCTGGTCCTGCTCCAAGGCCAGCAGAAGCTCAACGAGACGGCCGCGCCGATGTCACCGCGCTACGCCACGGTCAACCCGGCCGCGAACGCCGGTCTGGTCGAGGGCATGAAGGGCCTGTTCAACCCGACCGGCACCATCGCCGCGCAGTTCAAGAGCGGGATGATGGGCACCGGGGTGCTCGGATACGACGAGATCAACATGTCGCAGTCGATCCAGCAGCACACCACGGGCACGCGCACCGGCGCTCATACCGTCACCACGACGGTTGCAACGCAGGGGCAGTCGACGATCAACATCACCGGCACCGGCACGCAGGTCATCAATCAAGGTGATGTGTTTACGATCGCTTCGGTCTATGCCGTCAACCCGCAGACCCGCCAGTCCACCGGCTCGCTGCAGCAGTTTGTCGTCACCGCGGCGAACACGGCAGCGGGCGGCGCGTACACCGCGGTCGCGATCTCGCCGGCGATCTACACGGCGAGCCACGCGCTGGCGACGGTCGACTCGTTCCCGGTGTCCACGGCAGTGGTCACGTTCGTCGGTACGGCCTCGACGACGTACCCGCAGAACCTGATCTATCACAAGGATGCCTTCAGCCTGGCTACCGCCGACCTGCTCATGCCGCAGGGTGTGGACATGGCGAGCCGGCAGGTCCACAACGGCATCTCGATGCGGATCGTGCGCCAGTACGACATCAACAACGACCGGATGCCGTGTCGTGTCGATGTGCTGTACGGCTACGCCGCGATCCGGCCGCCGATGGGCGTTCGACTCTGGGGCTAATCCCACCAACTTCTCAACGAACCAAGGAACAACATCATGGCATACGGAACGGTAGGTGGTGGTCGCCAACTCGGCGACGGCAATGCGAGCGAACTGATTCTGGGTTCGCAGGGCGCCCCGGCAACGATGACTTCGACGGCCGCGATCACCGCGGCGCAACTGGCGACCGGGATGATCCTCGGCTCGCCGGGCAGTTCGGCAGCGACGTACACGCTGCCGACGGTGGCGCTGTGGGAAGCGGTGGCGAGCAACTCGCACACCAACTCGTCCTTCGACTTCTTCGTCAACAACATCGACGGGTCGGGCAGCGGCGTCATTACGGTCGCCGTGGGCACGGGTTGGACGCTGACGGGTCTGGCGACCGTGGCCGCTACGGCGGGCACCGGGAGCCACTGGCGGGCACGCAAGACGGGCGACGGTGCCTGGACCTGCTACCGGCTGGCCTAATGGGCAACGGGCCGGGGTTCGCCCCGGCCCACTGACAAGGAAACCATCATGCCCAACACCAAAGCAGTAGGGGTCGCGTTCAGCGATCCCGAGTTCGAGAGCCTGAGCGTCACTGGCGCTACCACGCTGACCGGCGCAGTTACCGCCAGCGGGGGCATCACGGGTACGCAGACCGGCAACTGGGTCATGCCCACAGCAACGGTTGCCGCGGCTGGCAACAGCCAAGGCACCGCCGCCGCCGTCACCACCGGCTTCACGCTGGTTTCGGCGTCGGATGACACCAAGGGTGTCATTCTGCCCACGGCGTCGGCTGGACTCGTGTGCATCATCAAGAACAACGTCAGCGCCAAGACGTTGAAGATTTACCCGGCAACCTCGGACGGCATCAACGCCGTCGCAGTCAACTCGTCGTATGACATCGCGGGTCTGACCAGCACCGTGCTGGTCGCCTACGATGCGACGACGTGGTATTCGGTGCCGCTGGTGGCGTCGTAACCGGGTGGGGCTTCGGCCCCATCCTCTAATTTGAGGTGAGCATGACCACAGCTGCAGAACTCATCGACGGCTCGCTGCGGCTGATTGGTCAGTTGGCCGAAGAGGAAACGCCCAGCGCCGCCACGGCGCAGGACGCGCTGCGGGCGCTGAATCAGATGATCGACTCGTGGTCGATCGAGCGCCTGTCGGTCTACAACACGCAGGATCAGGTGTTCTCGTGGCTCCCGGGGCTCGCCACACGCACCCTCGGGCCTTCGGGCAACTTCATCGGCAATCGCCCGGTGATGCTCGATGACGCCACCTACTTTCGTGATGCGTCGACCAACGTCAGTTTCGGCATCAAGTTCATCAACCAGCAGCAGTACGACGGCATCGCGGTCAAGACTGTCACCAGCACCTACCCGCAGGTGATGTGGATCAACATGGAGTATCCGAACATCTCCATGACCATCTACCCGGTGCCGATCCGGGTGCTCGAGTGGCACTTCATCAGTGTGCAGGAGATCACCAAGCCGGTGAACCTCGCCAGCGATATCCTGCTGCCGCCGGGGTACGTCCGCGCCTTCCGCTACAACCTCGCGATGGAGTTCTGCAACGAGTTCGGGGTCGAGCCGATGCCGCAGACTGCCCGCATCGCGATGACCAGCAAGCGTAACCTGAAGCGCATCAACAACCCCGACGACCTGATGTCCATGCCCTACGGTCTGGTCAACTGGCGCAATCAGCGGTTCAACATCTTCGCGGGAACGCCGTAAGTGAAAACACCGATCTTGGGAGAGAGCTACGTCGCACGCAGCGTCAATGCTGCGGCGGCGCAGATGATCAATCTCTATCCCGAGATCGTGAAAGAGGGCAAGGAAGCGGCATACCTGCAACGCTGCCCGGGGCTGAAGTGGATCGCAGACGTCGGGGAAGGGCCGATTCGCGGCCTGTGGGCGTATGGCGGCGTGCTCTACGCCGTCAGCGGCGACGGGTTCTACAAGCTCGACTCCACGACCTATGCGCCGACGTGGCTCGGGGAAGTGATCGGCACCGGCCCCGTGAGCATGGCTGACAACGGCACCCAGCTGTTCATCGCCGCCAACGGCCCCTCCTACATCTGGAACGCGAAGACCGCGGTCTACAAGCGGATCATGGACCTCGACTTCAAGGGGGCCGTGACGGTCGGGTTCATCGACGGCTACTTCGTGTTCAACGAGCCGAACAGCCAGACCATCTGGATCACGTCGCTCTACGACGGGCTCGCGATCGACCCGCTCGACTTCGCCAGCGCCGAGGGCAACCCCGACAACGTGGTGGCGCTGATCGTCGACCACCGCGAGGTGTGGATATTCGGCACCCAGACGGTCGAAGTCTGGTACGACCAAGGCAGCAGCGACCCTGCGGCGTTCCCGCTGCAGCGCATCCAGGGTGCCTTCAACGAGATCGGCTGCGCCGCACCGTACTCGCTCGCCAAGGCCGACAATCGCCTGTTCTGGCTCGGCTCCGACGCCCGGGGTCACGGCATGGTCTACGTCGCCAACGGCTACACCGGGCAGCGTATCAGCACCCACGCCGTCGAGTGGCAGATCCAGTCCTACGGCAACCTGTCCGACGCCGTGGGCTACACCTACCAGCAGGACGGGCATACCTTCTACGTCCTGACCTTCCCCAGCGCCCGCGACGGCCGCGGCGCGACGTGGGTGTACGACGTGTCGACCAACTCGTGGCACGAGCGGGCCTCGTGGCGCAACGAGCTCTTCGGGCGTCACCGAAGCAACTGCCAGCAGTATTTCCAAGACAACAACTTTGTCGGTGACTACCTCGATGGGCGGGTGTACGTCTTCGACCCGACCGTCTACTCCGACGATGACCAGACCCAACGCTGGGTCCGTTCGTGGCGGGCGCTTGACTCGAACAAGAACGACCTCAAGCGTACCGCGCACCACTCGCTGCAACTCGACTGCGAAACGGGCACCGAAGCGGGGCCGATCATCTCCCTCACCACCGGGGTGCTTGCCACCGAGGATCTGCGCCTGCTGGAAACGGAGGATTTCCAGCACACCCTGCTGATCTCGAACAACAGAACGTATTCACCCGGGCCGTCTGACCCGCAGGTCATGCTGCGCTGGTCCGATGATGGCGGGCACACTTGGAGCAACGAGCACTGGCGCTCGATGGGCAAGATCGGGCAGTACGGCTTCCGCACCTACTGGCGCCGGCTCGGGATGACGGTGAAACTGCGCGACCGCGTCTATGAGGTTTCGGGCACCGACCCGGTGAAGATCGCTGTCATGGGGGCTGAGTTGCACGCCAGCCCGACCACCGCATGACCACCAGCGACAGCACCAACATCACCCCGCCGCGGGTGCCGTTCCTCGACAACGCGGGGCTCATCTCGCGTCCGTGGTTCATGTGGCTGCTCAACATGTTCGCTCGCGCCAATACGAGCAGCACGGACATCACCGCATTGACGCAGGCCCAGTACGTCGCCCTCGCCACTGATGCTGTTTTAAGTAATGAGCGCATCCTGACCGCCGGGACCAATATCGCGATTGCCGATGGTGGTGCGAATGGGCCAGTGACGGTCAGTGCAATCGGTGTCGCTCCGTCAACGGCGCAATACGTCACGATGGCGACTGATGCCACATTGACGCAAGAGCGCGTCCTGACTGCTGGGACTAACATCACTATCACCGACGGCGGGGCGAATGGGCCGGTCACGATTGCTGCGGCGTCGACTGGTGCTCCAGTAGCAGCGCAATACGTCACGATGGCGACTGACGCTACATTGACGCAGGAGCGCGTCCTGACTGCTGGGGCTAATATCACCATCACTGATGGCGGTGCGAATGGGCCAGTTACGATCGCCGCAACGACGAGTGGCGGCTATGTATTGCTCGAACAGCACACGGCGTCATCGTCAGCAACGCTCGACTTCACTGCGTTCATCTCCAGCACTTACGACGAGTACCAATTCGAGTTGATCAATGTCCTGCCAGCCACCAATGGCGCGAACTTGTTGGCTCGGGTCGGCACGGGTGGTGGCCCGACTTGGGACACTGGAAACAATTACGGCTACGCTAACTCGTATGCTTACCCGTCGGCTGGGGGTGGTGAGGGAGCAACTGTACAGTCTTCGATGTTGCTTAATGGCGCGGTGAGCAACACCAACATGGGAAGCTGTGGTCATCTTCGCTTGTTCAACCCCAGCGGGACCACGCAATACAAGTCGTTGATGGGTCAATTGACCTGTTACCACTCTACGGTGGGCTATCTGATCCGCAGCCTGACTGGAATCTACGCACAAACGACGGCGGTTACCGGCATTCGCTTCTTGTTCTCCAGCGGTAACATTGCCTCGGGCACGATTCGCGTTTACGGCATCTCAAAATAAATAGGCCAACCATGACCACCTACGCACTGCTCCCTAACTTCGGCGCCGGCGCCCAGTTCTTCGACGATAGTGGCGATCCGCTCTCCGGTGGTCTGCTCTACTCATACCTCGCCGGCAGCACGACGCCCGAGAACACTTGGACCTCGTACACCGGGGGTACGCTCAACGCGAACCCGATCGTGCTTGACGCCGCGGGGCGCGTAGTCGAGGAGATCTGGATCGACGTGAGCAAGCAGTACAAGTTCGTGCTCAAAAGCTCCACCTTCGTCCAGATCTGGTCGAAGGACTACGTTGGCGTCTATGTCCCCGCACCCTACGTCCCGCCGCCGGATGTCGACCAACCGCCCGAGTTCATCACGGTCTGGGACTTCTTGTCCGATGCCCAGATTCTCGACGTGAAGAACCGTGCCTACACCGTCGACTGTTCGACCGAGATCCAACTCGCCATCGACTACGTTGCCGCGCAACTGACGACCTACAGCAGCCGGCCGATCGGGACGCTGTTCTTCCCCGCCGGCGGCTACCGGATCGAGAAGCCGCTGGTGATCGGAGTTCCGATCTACTTGCAGGGCGCGGGTCAGGGCGGCGTGTTCAATCCCGCGCAGACCGAACTGCGCTGGTACGGTGCTGCCGCCGACTTCGTGAAGTTCGGCACCGTGGGCGATGGCACACCGTTTGCCGGCGGCGGCATTCGCCAAATGAGACTGACTGGTCGTGCCATCGCTACCCGCTGTCTGATCATTCGCGGAGCGACACAGTTCGAGTTCAGCGATCTGTATCTCGACGGCTCGACGGTGGGTGCGCTCGAGTTAGCCAACCCCGGGGATCAGCCATACCCGACTGGCTTCGGCTGCTTCCGTAACATCTACATCGACCAGTACTTCACTGCCGCAGACGGCATCCGTATCGTCGCCAGTTCGTCCACCACGGCGCCGCAGACCCCGGCCGGAACGCCTGCATGTCTGTGGGAGCAGATCGGCATCCAGCACACCAATGGCAGCGGCGTCTACATCAACGGCGGCGACAACCATCAGTGGAACCGGCTGACCGTCTTCTCGAGCAGCGGTGCGAAGCCCGGCATCTATTTCGCCGAGGCGTTCATCCCGGGGGCAGGACCGCCGTTCAACAACACATCGTCGGCACACACCTTCATCAACTGTGCGGCGAGCGCCGGGGTGCAGGTCGATTCCGCATCCGACGTCAATGACGCCATCGTGTTCGTCAACTTCGACGACGGTGACCTGTTCCCGGGGGTGACTGCGTTCTACGGCAACGGGGTGAATCGGGTCAATGCTACCACGCACTCAGGACGCCTGTACGGGGCATTCAAGACGATCAGTTACAAGGACACGATCAACCACGACTCGATGAACTTCCTCACCTACGTCGCTCCCAAACTGACGACGCGCAACGGCACCTGGTTGGCTGACGCCAATGCAGTGACTGATGTCGCAGCGGCCGGCGGGGGCATCCTCATCGAAACCACGGCAGGCGCAGGCAACATCGCCACGCTTTACGACTGCGCGACGATGGGCTCGTCGGGGGTACTTCAGGCCAACAATCCGCACCTGACCTTTACCGTGGTGCCATATGATGTGACCAATGTCGTGCATCGCTGGGGCTTCGCGGACAGCAAGACCAACCCGCCCCTGAACGGTATCTGGGTCGAACTCAACCCCGCCACCCATGCGACGTACTATCGCATGGTGTGCATGAATGCCGGAACGCCGACATATCTCGATCAGGCGATCAACAACTACGCCGCGTTCCAAGTGCTGCAGTGGCGTATCGAATTCGGCATTGGCGTGGCGTCGTTCTATGTGCGTGAGGCCCCTGCACTCTTCTTCCGTTACGTTGGCACCATGACCACCGGCCTGCCGTTGACCACGATCAAGATGGACGTGTTCTTCCAAGTGGTCGCTGTCGACGCTGCGGTCCACAAGCTGAACATCCTCGATGTCAAGAAGGGCTTCTTCACGGAGCAATGAGATGAGTGACCCGATCCGAATCCGCCAAGTGCTGCCCAACGGGGTAGGCAACGTCGGGACGCTTACCGTCCCTGCCGCAGCGCCGACCTCGACCAAGTTCCTGCGCGACGACGCGACCTGGGCAACGCCGCCGGGGACCGCTACGGTGCAGGCGCAGTACGTCACCCTAGCCACCGATGCTGGGTTGACCAACGAGCGAGTGCTGACTGCCGGTACGGGGATCACGATCACCGACGGCGGGGCGAACAGCACAGTCACGATCGCTGCGACAGGTGGGGGTGGAATGACGCGCCTTGCGCAGATCGTCACTACCGGAAGTCAAGCGACAGTGGACTTCACCAGCATCAGCGGCTCCTACAACGCGCTCAAGCTGATCTGGTTTGCGCGCGATACGCACAGCGGAACGTCGTTAAACAACCTAGTGGTTCAGGTCAACGCCGACACCAATGGCGCTCACTATTGGGGGGCGAATCGAATCATCACCCAGACGACCGATATGATCGTTTCGGGAACGACGTACTCGACCGGAGCCGCCAATGTGCTTGTTGGGTATATGCCGCAAGCGGGCGACTCAACGCGCATGGGCACCGGGGAACTAACGATTGTTGGGTACGCAAGCACGGCGTTCTACAAGATCATCAACGGGCAGACCGCGGTGTTTTCAAATACGCAGCGGTCTACGGCAATGGTGATTTCTTCGTACTGGGATCAATCGGCAGCAATTACACAGTTGACATTTAGCACCAATGGCACGGCGTTTACAGACGGTTCGACGTTTACTCTCTACGGACTCAGTTAGACCATGAACCAGGTCGCCCCCGTCGAGATGCGCCAGCGAGTCGAGGCGCTGCAGCGCGAGGTGCTCAAGTGCGAGCAGTACGAGCCGCTGACCGAGCACCTGTTCCACGGCGGTATGTACTGTCGTCGGGTGTTCCGGCCGGCGGGGTGCCTCATCGTCGGCAAGGTGCATAAGAAGGAGCACTTCTACTTCGTCGTATTCGGCACCGTCGTCGTGACCACCGACGAGGGGGTGCGCCGCATCACGGGACCGGCTATGCTGTGCAGTAACCCCGGCACCAAGCGGGCCGTGCTCGCGGAAACGGATGCGCTGTGCATGACCATCCATCGCACCGATGCGACTACCGTGGACGAAGTGGACGATCTGGTCGAGGACGATCCGGCATCCATGTTCGGCTCGGGGAACTTATTGAAGCAACAACCGTTCGAGGTGCTGTCATGACATGGGTTGCCGCCGCCATTCTTGGAAGTGCCGCGATCGGTGCGTATTCGTCCAACAAGGCGTCCAACGCGCAGGTGCAGTCCGCAGACAACGCCACCAATCTGCAGCGGGACATTTATCAACAGCAGCGGGCCGATCAGCAGCCGTTTTACCAAGGCGGCGTTTCTGCCGAGAACCGGATGCTCGACCTGCTCGGGTTGAGCAGCAATCAGGGCGCACCCGGTTACGGCTCGTTGAACAAGCCGTTCACCTACAACGACATGACCGCGGACCCCGGCTACGCTTTCCGCTTGTCCGAAGGGCTCAAGGGCATGAACGCCACCGCAGCTGCACGAGGTGGTCTGATCTCCGGTTCCGCACTCAAGGCCGGGGAGCAGTACGGGCAGGCGATGGGCTCACAGGAGTACCAGAACGCTTTCAACCGCTACCAGGTGCAGCGCAGCAACATCCTAAACCCGCTGCAGTCGCTCACCGGCGCGGGGCAGACGGCGGCGAACGTCATGGGGTCCGAGGGTGGTCAGTTCGGCCAGAGCGCGGGCAACAATGTCATGGGCGCCGGTAATGCTCGCGCCTCGGGTTACATGGGTGGGGCGAACGCAATCACCGGCGGCGTTGGTCAGTACGTCAACTACATGAACAACCAAGACTGGATGAAGGCGCTGCGACCCCCGGGCAGCGTGAGTAACATCCCCGCGGGCTTTGGTGGCAGCGCCGCCGATCCGTGGTACGGGTAGGAGCGAGATCATGCCGATCGACCCCAACATCGCCCTGAGCTTCCGGCAACCGGAGATTGAGTCGCCGCTGAACTCCTACGCCAAGGTGATGGCGATTCAGCACGCACAGAATCAGAATGCACTGGCGCAGTACCAACTGTCCTCGGCGCAGCGCAATGACGCGCAGACCAATGCGATGAACGAGGTGTACGCCCAGTACCCCGATCTGATGACCAACCCTCAGTCGATGAAAGCGGCGTCAGCGGCGCTTGCAGCGCGGGGTGCGGGTGGTGGCATCCCGGTCATTGCCCAGAAGGCGCTGGACGCGCAGAAAGCGCAGGCAATGATCGACCAAGAGAAGGCGACCGCACTGCAGCGCACTGCGATGGGGAACAAGACAAACTTCGATCTCTCTCGTGAGAAGATCGACACCGCGATCAAGGACATCTCGCAATACGGCTCGCCCGACGAAGTGCGAGCGGGTGTCCAAAAGCATCTGACGGCAGGCGACATCGACGCGCAGAAGGCAGCGAGTATTCTGAGCACGTTGCCGCAAGACCCGGCTCAGTTCGTGCAGTGGAAGCACGGCCTGCTGTTCAATATGCTGACCGCCGCACAGCAACTCGAAAACCAGACCCATGTGGTCAATCAGGGCAACGTCGAGAGCGTCGTCAACACGCCCAAGTATGGCGGCGCGGCACCGGCTGTGACGGCAACGCTGCCTGTCGGCGTGAGCCCGAACACTGCAGTGACGGTGGCCGAGACTGCCCGTGGTCACAACATGGTCGATGCGCGAGCGCGGGATCGACTCGCACAGGAAACGGCGACCGGCGTGCTGTCGCCGCAGACCGTCGACTTCGTGGCGCAGCAGGTCGCACAGGGCAACCCGATGCCCGCCCTTGGGATGGGCAAGAACGCCGCCAATATGCGGGCGCAGATTCTGGAGAAGGCAGCGACCATCAGCACCGAAGGAGGTACTGTGTCGGCTGCGGACGCTGCCGCAGGGGTCATCGGCAAGCAGCAGGACGTGAAGACGCAGCAGCAGACCCTGAACTCGTTCAACAAGGGGCCGCAGGCAGTGCGAGTGACAGCACTCAACACCGCCATCAACCACCTGGAAACGATCGACAAGCTGGCCGCAGACCTGAACAACACCGACACGCTCGTGCTGAATCGGGCGGGCAACCTGTTCGCCAAGGAAACAGGCAGCGCGGCCCCGGCCAACTTCGACGCCGCCAAGCAGATCGTCGCGGCCGAGGTTATAAAGGCCATCGTGCAGAACGGCGGCACGGGTGCCGATCGCAAAGAGGCAGGGGACGCCTTCAATCGCGCCAACAGCCCCGCCCAACTGCGCGGGGTCGCCAATACCTACCGCGACCTGCTGGCCGGTCAAATGCAGAGTCTTGGGCAGCAGTACGAACAGGGTACCGGGCGCAAGGACTTCGAGAAGCGACTGGCACCCAACACGCAGAAGGTCTACAAGTCTGCGACGGGGGCCGCTGTTGGTGGCGTCGATGCGAAAAACCCGCTGCTGAACTGATCATGCCGACCCTGCTCGAAATTCGCGACGATCCGAACTTCGTCAACGCCAACGCGGAAACGAAGGCGGCGATCTTCGCCAAGTGGGCGCCACAAGATCCGAACTTCAGCGGGGCCAATCCGGAAACGCAGGCCGCGATCAAGGCCAAGTTCGGGCTGGCCTCCGCAGCCGCAGAACCCTCGCTGTGGCAGAAGGCTCGCCCCTATGTCGCGCCGGCGCTCGAAGCCGTGGGTGCCGCAGGTGGGGGTATCGTGGGCGCGGCTGGCGGGCCGCTGGGTGCCGTTGCCGGGGCAGGGCTCGGCTATGCCGGGGCGAAGGAACTGCTGAATATTGGGGACACTTACCTCGGTGGTCAGCCTGCCGCGACCCCCGCGAACGCAATGCGTCGTGTCGGCGGGAACCTCGCAGAAGGCGGGATGTTCGAGATGGGCGGGCAACTGATCGCGAAACCGCTCGGTTATGCAATGGACAAGGGGATCAATGCGATCCTCAACATCAGCCCCATCAACAAGGCAGCGAACATCGTCCGCGGCGCAGTGGGTGCGGATCGACCCGCCGTGGTCAATGCACTCACGACGGCGCCGGCCGACGTCACCGCGGCGCAGGCAGTCGCAGGACAAAACCTGCCCGAAGTGCAAGCGTTGACGGTCGCCGCAGCCGCACGCAACCCGAAGCCGTTCGATGCAGTGCTCGCCCAGCAGAAGGCGCAGACCATCAGTGAACTCGAAGCCCTCGCCCAAGGCAGTACGCAGACCGAGGCTCGCGCCGCACAGGAAGCGACGAAGAAAGCAGTCAAAGCCACCTTGATCCCGCAGCGCGATCTGGCGCTGCAGACGGCGAACATCGCAGGGAACCTCAAGCCGGGGCTCGATGCCAGGGCCGCAGGTCTGGAGGGTGCCGCAGCCGATGCGACCGATATGGTACGCCGCCTCGTGCCGGCGGGCGAGCGGGCGTTGGGGATGCCTGCTGCCACCATCGCCCCGCAGCCCGGGATGCCGAAGCTGCCCGAGGCGTTCGGCGGTTACACCTACATGGGCGAGATGAAAGGCATCGCTGACAAGTGGGCGAGCAAGGCTGCGGACGCATCGCTCGACCTCGGCGCGGGTGCGCGGTTCGCGAAGTATGCGTCCGACAGTCTGGCGGCGCATGGTCTTCAGCCGCTTGAATCCGCACCCATTATCTCGGGCATCAAAAGTGCCGCCGGTGCTGATGCTTACGCTGGCAACATTCAAGTGAGAAACGCATTGAGTGAAGTCGCTGACGAGATCGCGAAGTACACCAATAGCGGCGGCATCATCCACGGAGAAGCACTCGACGCGATCCGCAAAAATTCGGTCAACGCTGTGATTCAGAAGAACCTCGCCGGTGCCGACCCCAAGGCGCAGCAGAAAGCCGCGTCTGAAGTGCTTGGTCAGATCAAGCCGCTCATCGACGACGCCATCGAGAAGGCCGGCGGCACCGGCTACAAGGACTACCTCGCCAGTTACGCCGGGGAGATGCAGGACATCGCCCGCACCAAGCTGGCCGGGAAGGCGCTCGACCTCTACAAGAGCTCGCCGGATCAGTTCGTCAAGATGGTCAACGGCGATGCGCCGAAGGCAGTCGAGAAGATCCTCGGCCCGGGGCACTACGACATCGCGAACGAGCTCTCCCCCGACGCCTATGCCGTCCTGAAGCGTGCGGCTGATGGCATCACGCAGGCCAAGGAGATGGCCGACCAAGCGGGCAAGGGGGTCATCGCACTGAACGAAGTCATCCGGCAGAACACCCACGGCATCCGGCTCCCGCCGACGCTCACCCACACCGGCATGGCGGCTAATGCTGCCCTCGGCGTCCTTGAGTCGCGAGTGAACCAGAAGACGATGAACGTCTTGTCGGATGCGATGCAGCACCCCGAGACTGCTGCGAACCTGCTGACGATGGTGCCTGCTGCCGATCGCACGGCGCTGCGGCGCTTCCTCACCGACAATGCGTCATGGCTTCCCCCGACGCTCACCGGCAGCATGGCGGCGATCACGCCGGATCGCAGGAACGCATTGGCACCGGACAACCGCAACGCAATGACCAGGAACTAAGATGCCCTCCACACTCACACCTATCCCGATCTCCGCGCTCCCCCCGGCAACGACGCCGCTGGTCGGCGACGAACTCATCGCCGTGGTGCAGGAGGGCGTCACCAAGAAGACCGAGGTCGGCCGACTGCCCAACGGGGGCGGGGGCGGTGGTGGCGGCTCGGGTCTGCCGGTGTCGATCACGACATGGACGACGGCGCAGTTGATGACGCTTAATGCGCCGGGGAACTCGCTCACGTTGGTCCCCGCGCCGGGGGTGGGCAAGATCGCGGTCCCGGTGGCGATCCTGATGCAGGGCATCCCTGGTGCGGTGCCGTTCACGACTGTCGGCGACTGGGCGATCAGTTACGAGGGCGACGACCCGGTGTTCCCGCTGGTCGCCAACCCGCCATCCTACGACATCATGACCTCGCTCACGGCGCGGGTGGACTACGCGCCGCTGACCGCCATGACTTACGGGCTGGGCTTCGAGTCCATCAGCGGCAGCACGACGTGGGCGACGGTGGGGGCGGTGTCGAACAAACCCATCGTGCTCTGGTCGCCCAACGGCGGCTGGGATTCGAGTGGCGGCGTTGACCAAGGACTCATGGTCACCGTCTACTACGTCGCCCAGGATGCCGCGGTGCCGGTGACACCACCCCCGTCGAACGATGCTTACGCCGAGTCCTCGGGCGCGGTGGAGGTGTGGAACGAGAAGTACGAGAACCCGGTCGGATTCGATCTGGCGGTGTCCTTCAACTCCTTCCGCAGCCTCGGTCTGAGTTGGGACACCTACGTCTACAAGCAGAGCGGGGTCAACCCGTGGGCAGTGTTCCCGGCGGCGGGACTCTACCAAGCGATCTTCCCGTGTATCGTGGAGATCAGCCTGCGGATGATAGGGGTCACTATCCAGACCCCGTTTTCCGCGTCGGCCACGATCACGAACACGATGGAGATCGATGACCAGTATGGTGCCTCGGTCGGGTTCTCCAACAACCTTGGCCTACTCACCGGGCACCCGCCGTTCACGCTGTCAGCGACCACCGGGCCAATCCCGTTCATCAAGGGTGCGGCGTGGGACGGCAACATCAACATCGAAGCCTGCGGTCTGCTTGGTAGCGTCTGCACGATCCAGAAACTCGCGCTGAAGACCACCGTGATCGCAGTGCTCGGCCGATTCATCGCGGGCACTGTCGACGTGGCCGGCACAGGCTACGCCGTGGGCGACTACATTGCGCTCAACGAGGGCTACATTCGCGCTATCCTCAAGGTGCTGACGATCACCGGTGGAACAGGCGTGGCGACGTTTTCGATCATCGACCCGGGTAAGGGGTTCGCAGTGGAGACACCAAGCAACACGACGACGGCGATTACCGGCGGCGGCAGTGGTTGCCGCATCTTCGTGACCTCGGCTTCGACCGATAGCTAATGGAGCGTGCGATGTGGAGAACCATCGGGATGAGCACTGGCTGGAGTCGAGCGTCAGTCTCTGGCAGTTGGTCGCCAGTATTCTCGGCATCGTCCTCGCGGGAGGAACGACGTGGGTGGTGAGCGACCGCGCTGCCGAGAACCGGATGACGCGGATGGAGGTGCGGCAGGAGAACGTAATATCGCAGCAGCGGCAGCAGGACGCCACCATCGAGTTCCTGCGGACGGTGGCAGAAACGAACCGCATCGCGCTCGGAGAGATCAAGGCTCGACTCGATGCCAACGGTCGCCAACTCGAACTGATCAACCAGGCGCTTGAGAGCAGTCGCTACAAACGTAACTAATGAACTTCGACACCGCCTTCGACCGGCTGCTCGGTCACGAAGGCACCTACAGCAACGACCCCGCGGACCCCGGCGGCGAGACGATGTGGGGCATCAGCAAGCGAGCCTACCCTGACCTCGACATCGCGCACCTGACCCGCGATGAAGCGAAGTTCATTTACCTGCGCGACTTCTGGCAGAAGATCCACGCCAACGAACTCCCCGGCGCCGTGGCGTTCCAGGTATTCGACTTCGCGGTCAACAGCGGCATCGGCACCGCCGTGCGCTACCTCCAGCGGGCGCTCAAGGTCGCGGACGACGGCTACTGGGGTCCGATCACCCGTGCCGCCGTGACGCAGACCAACGAGACTGACCTGCTGCTGCGCTTCAATGCGCTGCGCCTCGACTTCTACACTCGGCTTTCCACATGGCCCTCGTTCGGCAAGGGCTGGGCGCGGAGGATCGCGCAGAACCTGTTGTACGCCGCTGACGACACCTAGGAGGTTCCATGTACCGCGCACTCGCACTCGCCGTGCTGCTGTCAGGATGTGCCACGAACAACTCGATGACCGCGGAGCAGATCAGCGCCGCGACCAAGGACAAGTCCATCAGCGTCGTCTGCGCCAAGATCATCGGCCCGTGGGGTACAGCTGAAACCACGGTGGTCACGTTCGATCAGCGCGTGATCAATAACGGCGGCGTGAACGTGGGCGACAAGTGCGCCGTGGCGGTGACCGACACCAAGAGCCCCACGGTGCCGAAGCCGTGAGACACTACCTCGACGCCGTGACCGGGATCACGCTGTGCATCCTGCTGCTGGTCGCCGTCGTGTTCCTGACCGTGATGTTCGTGCCTGGAACGACCGCCGATCAGAAGACGATGGTGATTACCGCAGCAGTGAGCGCGCTCGGGGTCATCGGCGGCTACTGGCTTAACTCGTCAGCGGACCAGGCAAAGAAGGATAAGCCGCCGCTGCCATGACCCGCATCGACTCCTGCCGCATCACGATGACGGCCTACGTCGCCTTCGAGGGCTACCGCAGCATCGACTTCACGCTGCCGCTGCCAATCGACCTCGACGACCCGCTGATCGTGATGCTGCTCGAGCGCCACCGCCAGATCATCGAAGCGCAGGTCCGCGCCGCCGACCCCTGCAACCCATTCGCCTAGGAGTCCCCATGCGCCTGCTGCTGCTCGCCCTGCTGCCCCTCGCCGCTCACGCCGCCGATGTCGCCATCCCGATCAAGGTCCAAGGTGCGGAGTCGGCCTGCCTCGGCTTCACAGTCAGCG